ACTCTTTTTTTATTAAATTGTAGATTTAAGGTGAACACATGGCAGAAAGAGGGAAGCGATCAGCGGCCTCTCTGGCCATAGCTACGCCTACTGGAATTGATCGAAGGCTGGCCCCGCCGCCTGTTTTAACTGATGTCCAGAAGGCTGAATGGGTGGCTGTTATCAACTCACGGCCTGCGGATTGGTTTGACGATCACAACGCATCTAGCTTGATTCAGTATTGCCGACACAAAGTCCAGGCTGACGTTATCGCTCAGCAGATTGATGCGTTTAACCCGGCATGGCTTGCGGATGAAGATGGGCTAAAGCGGTATGACAAGCTGACGCAGTTGCAGGAGCGTGAGACGCGCACCATCAACGCTTTGTTACGATCCATGCGGCTTACTCAGCAAAGCCTGGTGCGAGCTGAGAAGGTGCCGACAAGCAGTAGGGGGCGCAAACCGTGGGAGTCAAACGGTTGACGCGAGGCGAGACTAACATTCAGTGGATTGAAGAGCATTGCCTGATCCCTGAAGGCAAGATGGTTGGGCAGAGAGTCAAGCTTACCAAGCATCAGCGGAGATGGATTAAGCGCATTTACGACAGTCCTACGCGCACATTCATTCTTTCGATGGCGCGTAAGAACGCCAAGACTGCTTTGTCAGCGTTCATTGTCCTGCTGCATTTATGTGGCCCTGAAGCTAGGGCGAACAGCCAGCTATACAGCGCGGCACAGTCCAGAGATCAGGCGGCTATTCTGTTTGAGCTAGCTGCCAAGGTTGTTCGGATGAGCAGAGACTTGTCCGAGTATGTGAATATCCGAGACACGGCAAAAGAGTTGCTGTGCGCTGAGCTGGGCACGTTCTTCAAGGCGCTGTCTGCTGATGCGTCCACCAAGTTCGGCTTGTCTCCTGCGCTGGTTATTCATGACGAGCTTGGGCAGGTGGTTGGCCCTAGATCGCAGCTTTATGAAGCCTTAGAGACGGCATCCGCAGCCCAAGAGAATCCACTATCAATCATTATCAGCACGCAGGCACCCACTGACGCCGATCTGCTGAGCCTTTTGATTGATGATGCGCTGACAGGGGCCGACCCGCGCAACAAGGTAGAGCTTTGTACTGCTCCGCTCGACTTAGATCCGTTCAGTGTGAAGGCAATCAAGAAGGCCAACCCGCACTTTGGCGACTTCATGAACCAAGAAGAAGTGCTGAGACAGGCGTCTGACGCCAAGCGGCTACCCAGTAGGGAGCCGGCATACCGCAACCTGATACTTAATCAGCGGGTTGAAGCCAGATCACCGTTCGTTAGCAGAACGATCTGGAAGGAAAGCGGCGGTGAGCCACGCTCGTTGGTGGGTAAGGCGGTATACGGCGGGCTTGATCTGTCTAGCGTGAGCGACTTAACAGCCTTGGTTCTGGTTGGGGAAGATGGAGACGTTGAATCTACCTTCTGGCTTCCAGAAGAAGGGCTTGCGGAGAAGTCCCGCAATGATCGCGTGCCATACGATCAGTGGGCCAAAGAAGGCTATCTGCAAACATGTCCAGGCAGGGCCATAGAATATGAGTTCGTTGCAGAGCATCTTCGCGTTGTGTTTGATCGCTACGATGTCAGAAAGCTTAATTTTGACCGCTACAACATGCGCTTCCTTATGCCTTGGTTGGAGCGTGTCGGGTTCAGCGAAGATGAATTGTCGCGGTTCAGCGAGTTTGGGCAAGGATTTATATCCATGTCCCCCGCCCTGCGTGAACTGGAATCACGATTGTTAAGCAAGAAGCTGCGGCACGGCAACCATCCTGTGCTGACAATGTGCGCGTCTAACGCTGTAGCTGTGAGTGATCCAGCAGGCGGCAGGAAATTCACCAAAGCCAAAACAACAGGCCGCATCGATGGGATGGTATCCCTAGCGATGGCAGTGGCGGCTATCGGCCAGGATGAGATGAACATGATAGATATTGACGCATTCCTTAACGATCCACTGGTGCTGTAAGCATGGGCCTATTTTACGCAATGCGCGGTTTGTTTAGATCGCCGGGTGCGCCGCCTAGAGATGAAGGCATTCAGTCTGGACAGCCGAGCGCATATGGCTCTGTGTCTGCTGCTGATGTGAACTTTGATTCAGCGATGCAGATTAGCGCGGTATGGGCTGCGGTGAAGCTGATCTCTGAGTCGGTTGGCTCGATGCCGTTCAATATCTACGAAGTGAGTGACGCAGGCAGAAAGCTGGCGATCAACCACCCGCTGCAAAGGGTGCTCACCCGAAAGCCAAACCAGTACCAGACTGATGTTGAGTTTTGGGAGAGCATGGCGCTCAACCTGGCCGTTAGCGGTAACGCTTACGCGATCATTAAGCGAACAGGAAGAGAAATACTGGCGCTGATGCCGGTCTCATCGTCTCAAGTAGAGACTTCACTGCTATCTGACGGGAAGGTAATACACACCTACACGTCAGGCGCGAACGTGAATGTGTACACCAACGAGACAATGTGGCACGTCAAAATGCTTGGAAATGGCATTGTTGGCCTGTCTCCGCTGAGTTATGCGCGCAACAGTATTGGCATTGCTATCGCGGCAGATAATCGCGTCAGCAAGATATACAGCAATGGCGCAAAACCTTCTGGCATCTTGACGATAGACAAGACGCTGACACCAGAGCAAAGAGCGCAGATACGTTCGTCATTTTCAGGGCTGGAAGAGGGCAACGAGGACAGGTTGTTTGTCCTTGAGGCGAGCATGAACTACACGCCAGTCAGCATGACGCCGCAAGATATCCAGTTGCTGGACTCCAGGCGGTTCCAGATCGAGGATATTGGCCGCTTCTTTGGCGTGCCTTCTGTGCTACTCAACCAGACTTTCGGCCAGTCTACGCTTGGATCAAACGTCTACGAGATTTTGTCAGCGTTTTACAAGCTGAACCTGCGGCCATATCTGGAAAAATTCGAGGCATCAGTGCCCCGCTGGCTTATGACTGCCGAGGAAGGGTTGCGGTATGAATGCGAGTTTGATTTTGACGCGGCATTGTTGCGTGCCGATCTGCTGACAAGGATGCAGGCCCACAGGGAAGCGATCAACTCAGGGCAAAGCACGCCAAACGAAGCAAGACTAAGTGAGGGCAAACCGGCCCTGCCAGGGGGAGATCAGTTGCTTATTCAGGGCGCGATGATCCCCATTCAGCAAGCTGGGCAGAAGCCCGTAGAGGTGTCTAATGAACAGGAATGAGCTGAAAGCTATATCAAAGACAGACGATGAGCTGCGAGTTGCCAACTATATCGTGTTATTTGGCGGCAGAGACTTAACTGGAGAGTTCTTTACCCCGCAAACCAAGCTGGATAGCTCCTATACAAAGTCTGGAATGCTCCACGTTGACTTCGAGCACGGCCTTGATCCTGACGGTATTGGCATGACGGCGCACGATATTCTGGGGTTTGTGGACTGGAAAACAGCGGTGTTGGATGAGACCGGCGTGTTTGTTGAGCGTGTCCTCAACCGTCATGGCCGTTATATGGCGATGCTTGAGACGTTGATAGACGAAGGCATGGTTGGCAACTCCAGTGAGGCGATACGGGGCAAGACGAACCGCACAGAAGGTGGAGAGATCGTTGATTGGCCTTTGATGCGAGACACGCTGACGTTTACGCCTGCGGAGCCAAGAATGTTGAAAGGTAACGCGCTGAAAGCAGCGAGAGAGTTATACGCCGAGATGCCTAACAGCAAATCATTGGCGATTCTTGACGATACGCCGTCAATCAAGACAGTAATTGAAGAAGCGGAAACGCTTAAAGACATTGAAGCCCTGCTGCGAGATGCCGCAGGCTTTAGTCGGACAGATGCGACTGCGCTGGTATCGCGCATCAAGTCCTTGTGCCGTGGCGACCACGATGCAGAACGCCAAGCCGCAGAGATTGCGGGGCTTTTCCAGCGATATAGCAACCCGCAACCCTAACGGCCAACAGGCCATCAAGCCCGCCAAGTGCGGGTTTTTTTATGCCAAAACGGCAAGGAACTATTATGGAAGACATCAAGAGTGTTGTTGAGAGCGGATTAGCTCAGGTTAAGTCTGTTCAAGATCAACTGAAAACCGCTCTGGACGATCACACCGCCCAGATTGAAACCCACGGCAAAGCATCCACTGAGCTGACCGGCAAGATTGACGAACTGTCAGATCAATACAAGACGCTGAAAGAGCAGTTGATTGATCTGGCCCAAAGCCAAGTCACCGGCAGCATGGATCAGTCAGCAAAGAGCGCGGGTGATGAGTTCATTAACTCTGAAGCCTATAAGGCGATGGCTTCAGGCCAGCGTGAAAAGGCTCGCATTGAACTGAAAAACACCGTGGTGACTGGCTCAAACATGCCGTTTGAAGTACAGCGACCTGGCGTTATCCCCGGCAGCTTTGCTCCGCTGACTGTTCGCAGCCAGATTCCCACCATTGCGGTGGCGAGTAATGCGGTGGGTTCATTGCGTGAGCTGTTGTGGACTAATGACGCGGTTGAAGTTGCGGAAGGCGCAGCTAAGCCTGAGTCTGATATCACGTTTGAAGCTTATAACGTGCAGATTGAGACTGTGGCGCACTGGATCAAGGTGTCAAACCAGCTTCTGGCTGATGCGCCTGCGGTTTCTGCGTACATTGATACACGCCTGCGTGACGGCCTTGAACAGCGCATCGATCGTCAGTTGCTCCTTGGTAACGGCACAACTCCTAACCTGTCTGGCTTTACAGACTCCGGTAACTTTGTTGCCTTCACTCCCACCGCTGGTGCCAACCTGGTTGAGTCTATCAACAAGGCCAAGTACAACCGTTGGGCCTTGGGTGAGGTGGTAGACACCGTCATTGTGAACCCTGCTGATTGGGCCGCAATGGAAGTCCTACGCGAAGGCTCCGGCATAGGCCAGTACCTGTATGGCGCTCCCGGTACTAACGCAGGTGGCCAGCCATTCGGTGTGAACGTGGTGATGTCTCAGTACATGACTGCGGGCAGCTTCCTGATTGGCGCGCTGCGATCTTCTGCCATTATCTACCAGCGTCAAGGTGCGGTGGTTGAGATGGGCTACGCTGGCGATGACTTCACCAAGAACCTGGTGACGATTCGCGCAGAAGAGCGTCTTGGCCTTGGTGTAGACCGTCCTGCGGGCATCATGTTTGGCCTGATTACCCCAGCGTAAGCTGACCTGAACGGGGCCGGGTTCACGCTCGGCCCCATTCTTTTTGGAGCAGCAAATGTATAGAGCAATTAAGACGTTCAACCATGACGAATTAGGCCGAGTCATTAAAGGCCAAGAATTTGAAGCCACTGCCGCACAGTTAGGTGGTGTAAAGGCGTTTGTCGAGAAGCTGCCAGAGGCTGCTGTTGATAAGCCTGAAGTTCAGGAAAAACCCACACTCAAGCGCAGAGTCAAAAAGGCTGATTAGTATGTCAGTGATCGATATATGTGCAGCGATGGAGCATACATACGCTGAGCCAGAGGACACATTTCTGGTTAAGCGGTGCCTGGATGCAGCGGAGGATAGCGCGCAGGACTTTCTCAACCGCAATTTTTACGCCGATGAGACTGCATTAGCTGCTGCTAGGGCCACCGTTCCTGCACTACGGACTGCCGCGAGATCGGCATACGCTGCCGCAATTATCGCTGCCCATGCCATCTCAGACGATGAGCTGCGAGAAGAAGCCGAGTTGGACGCGCAAAGGGCGCTAGATGACGCGCTACTGGTAGTGGCAAAGATTCAGCAGGGCATTGTTATCAAGCCTGCCATTGTCGCCGCCTGCCTGCTGATAACGGGCCACCTGTACGCACATCGTGAGGATGTAGTTGCTGGGGTGTCGGTTGCCGCTTTGCCTAATGGCGCTGAGTCTCTGTTATGGCCTTCTCGCGTAGGGTTGGGCATCTGATGCAGGCCGGTAAGCTACGCCACAGGGTCACATTCCAATCACCCGCCATCACTCAAGACTCGGTGACAGGTGAGGTTGTGGACAACTGGGATACTGTGTGGGAGTCCGTCCCTGCATCTGTTGAGCCATTGTCGATGAAAGACTTGCTAGCTTCTCAGGCTGTGCAGTCTGAACTGACTGCGCGCATTGTTATTCGGTATCGAACTGGAGTGCTGTCCACTATGCGGATATTGCACCGGGGGAATATCTACAACATTGAAGGCCAGCCCATGCCAGACGCCAAAAGTGGGTTGGAATATCTCACTATTGGTGTATCTGCCGGGGTGAATGATGGCTGACGGGGTTAGCTTCAAGCTTGAAGGCGTAGAAGAACTATCAGCCAAACTGAAAGAACTACCTATCGACATTCGCCGCAAGGGTGGGCGTACTGCTTTGCTTAAGGCCGCTCAGGTTGTGCGCGATGAAGCCAAGAAAAACGCTCTCAGCGTTGATGATCCACAGAGTTCAGACAAGATAGCCGACAACATTGTTGAGCGGTGGTCGAGCCGTTACTTCAAGAGCACTGGTGGCGACATGATGTTTCGCGTTGGAGTGATGGGCGGCGCTGGTGGCAAAGCTGAATCCGGGAGCCTTTCAGGTTTACCTGGCGGCGATACTCGCCACTGGAGACAGCTAGAGTTTGGCAATCAAAACCACGCTGCCAAGCCATTCATGCGTAAGGCTCTTGCACAGAATATCAGCAAGGTGACGGCCACGTTTATCACTGAGTACGGCAAGGCTCTGGACAGGGCCATTAAGCGCGCAAGCAAGGGCCGGTAATGTACCCACCAATCTTTGAAATATGCAAAGCCGATAGCGGCGTGACTGCTGTGCTTGGCGCTAGCCCTGTGCGGCTGTACCCGTTTGGCGAGGCCCCGCAGCGAGCGGCTAAGCCCTACGCCGTCTGGCAGACGATCAGCGGTGGCCCAGAGAACTATCTAGGCAACCTGCCAGACATTGACTCCTACAGCCTTCAGGTAGATTCCTATGCGCCCACAGCGTCATCTGCCAGAGCAATTGCCAAGGCAATCCGCGACGCCGTGGAGCTATACGCCCATGTGACGTTCTGGGGCGGCGAATCGCACGACATTGAGACAAAGAATTACCGGGTAAACTTCACCATTGATTGGTGGGTTCCCAGACCCTAGCAACCAAACCCCACTAGCCCGCTTCTGCGGGTTTTTTTATACCTAAAGAAAGAGGAACTACCTATGGCCAAGCTCGCGCAAGGCACTCAAATCTACTTTATTGACCCGACAGACGACACCACGGTGGTCACTGTTGACTGTGCTACCACGTTCACGCCCGGTGGTGCGCCTGCTGACCAGATCGAAACTACCTGCCTTGAGGACTTTGATCGGGAATATCTCCCCGGTTTGCGTACTCCTGGACAGGCATCGATGACGATCAACGCTGACCCGACAAATACCAGTCATCTTTTGATGCATGAGCTGTCGGAGTCGAACCCTTCACCCACGATTAAGTGGGCGGTTGGTTGGTCAGACGGCACTTCGCCGCCGACTGTCACAACGGGTGACTTTGTGCTGCTCGATACGCGCACATGGTTCACGTTTCAAGGTTACATCTCAGACTTCCCGTTTGATTTCGCCATGAACACGGTTGTTACCAGCACGGTGACTATCCAGCGCTCAGGCGGGTCTGTTTGGGAACCCAAGGCATGAGTCTGACGATTGACTCACTCCGTGAGATGGGGGCGTTTACGGGCGCTCCTGTCGAGCGAGAGATCACTTGGAAGCAGAAGGGTAAAGAGCTAACCGCCACGGTTTACGTTCGGTCACTGTCCTACAAGAGCGCGGTGTCTGACATACGCTCTGTGGGTATAGACGGTGATCCCGTTGCAGGGCGTATAGCGGCCTGTATCTGCGATGAGAACGGCAAAGCTGTGTTCACCCCTGCCGATATTACTGGCGATGCAGACCCCGAGAGAGGGCCGCTAGACGGCAATCTGACGGTGGCTCTGCTCACTGTGATTGGTGAGGTAACGGGCATGGGGGAGAACCAGGCGAGCTAAGCGCAGAGGATGAGCTGTGGTGTGAGCTAGTGCTTAATGGCATTGGTGGCCGCACCATTGCAGAAGCGCAGAAGGCGATAGGCTACCGTGAGTATTTGACATGGATTGCCTTCCGCAAGCGGCGCGGGACGCTTCACTCTGGAATGCGGATGGATAATGGATTCGCTTTGCTCGCCACTGTCCATGCCAACACTCACAGCAAAGATAAGAAGTTTACGGTGCGCGACTTTTCGCCGTACTTGGATGAGCCGGAGATTGATATGCAGACTGCAATGGAGACTTGGGTGTAATGGCGTCTAAATCACTCGGCACACTCACGCTCGATTTAGTGGCAAAAACGGGCGGCTTCGTTGCTGGCATGGATGCCGCTGAGCGCAAGTCAGCGAAGTGGCGCAAGCAGGTTAAGAAAGACGCGGAGGTGGTCGGTAAGGCTGTTGGCGTTGCTGCGGTTGCTGCGGGTGCGG